TCTTTTAATGCTATTTTTAGTTTAGAGGCTAATCCTCCACTATGATTTCTATCAATATCTTCTTCAGTATAATTTATTTTTGCATTCTTAGCAAATACACCTTTTGTGCCTACAAAAAACTGTCCATTTTCTGGATTAGTACCAGCAAATATTGCAGGGGCTCCGTCCCACTTAACTGTAACATTTACAGGGGATGAAGCATTACCCGCGAGCATATCACGTAAACCCTGAAGAAAGTTTATTGCTGCTCTTGTTCCATTTACTCCACCATTCAATACCTCATCTTCGATATGCTCCATGTGGAGATTCTTTTGTTCAGTTAAGTATGAAGAGAATGCAAACATTATTTACTAGCCTTACCATATTTTTCTATAAATTTCTTATTAGAAATAGTTGTCGATCCCTCAAATACAAATGAAAAGGATGATCCTCCTTGATTTGTTCCCATACGATTTAATGTATATGTGGGAAGTCCTTCTGGATCTACATTAAATAAAAATGAACTTTCAAGTGCATAGTAATCTCCACCTTGACTATTTGCATGAAATCCTACAATAGCACCAATTAATCCTGCAAATGCAGTTTGTTTACCTTCTTCAAATTCTTTAGCACCACCCAATTCTTCCCAGGGATCTCCACCCCCTCCAATACCATATACTTTCCATACGGGTAATGTTGTTTTTCCAAATAACATTTCTTTCTGCATAGCTATCATTTCATCTTTTAATTTTTCCATATTTCCCATATTAGCAGAAATTACTTCATTAAAAACATAAACACCTGTATAATTTGAAAATAATTTATATCTATCTTCTACTGGTAGATTTCCTTTTCCTAAACCTCCTGTTTTCTTATATGTAAATTCTGGATTTCTAGCAGATCTTGCAAAATCAAATAATCTATCCTCAATTCCTTGTCTGACCACATTTAATTTAGGAACATCTAATTTTTGTAATTCTACATTTAATCCTTCACATATCAACCCCTGTTCATCAAATACAAATGCTTCTTTTAGATTAACTTTCGGTCCTGGCATTTTATCAAATACCCTTTGAAGTTGACCTAAATCACTTTTAACTTTTCTATCAAATTTCTTTGATAATTTCTTTCCCAATCCTTTTACCCATCCTTTAATTTTATCTACTAATCCTGATAACTTTTTCCAAACGCCACCAAAAAAACTTCTGAATCCTTCATCCAAATATCCCTCATCCAATAAAGTTTGCAACATTACCTCATATTTTGGTAAATTGTATTTTGTTTGTAACATTGAGGTGATTTTACCTAATTGTGCTGCTCCCTTTGCCTTTTTTAATGATACTTGAAGAAATTTAATTTTTGTTCCTTTTATAAAACAAACACCCTTATCATATTCAACTGGTGATCCTTTCATTGCTGCAATTAGTTCAGAAGCACTTACATTGGAAATAATTGTATCTGCAGTATTTTCTTTTGAACCACGTACTTCAACTGCAGGATTTCCTTCTTCAGCAGTATAATACTCTTTAATTTTTCCATGAATTATATTTGGTGTACCACCAACTCTAGATTTTCCTATTTTTTCCCAATATAATTGCATTCCTGCGGCTAATCCCAAAAGTTGAGTCATATCACCTAAACTAATTTTGTCTAACTTTTCAGAAATTTTACCTACTCCGCCCATATCCCAATCTTGACCATTTTGAAATGCAGCGGTTATCTTTTTCTTTATTGAATCTGTAACATTTGTAGATGGAGTTCCCCCAGCCTGACCTATCTTCTCCAACATTCCATTTGCATCAATATACAATCCTAAACATTGACCTGTTTCAATTGAATCTGCTTTCCATGATATTCCAGGAGTATCTTTATAACCATTAAAATATGATTTAAGGCTAGATGCGGCACCCAACAAATGATATGTTTTTCCACCAGTTTCAAGATATACCTCTTCTCCTTCTCCTGTTCCTACCCATATTTCAGGAGCATTTGGATCTGGTGCAGCTTTTGTCAATATCGTTGAAGCATCAACCTTAATTCCCAAATAATCAGATATAGAATCAAGTTTATTAGTTTTTACAACTACTTGTTGTCCAACACCATATTTTGGTTCATGAATACTAAATTCTACTAGATCATCTAAAAATAATTTTTGTTCAGAATAATTTGTAAAAGATTTAATCATTACTTATCCCTTAATCAGATTATACACTTTACTGATATATTTATAATTCTAAACTATCCTACTAGTGGTTCTGGTGGATCTGGTTCTCTATTTTTATCTGCTGCATGAAGAAAAACCTCTTTTTCTAGTTCATGCCAACCAATACAGGATTCTTCTTCGACTAAATCAGCAAAGAAATTACCGAATTGGTCTTCCATAACATATATTGCTTGTCCAGAATGTTTTATACTCTTATCCGTAAGGAAAAGGACATGGATCATTATTCCCATTTCAGGATAAATGTAATAATGATCAGGCTTGAACGCCTTTAGGGGGGAAATCGGTGTACCTTTATTTCTTTCTTTCCTATATTCTGCTAAATTAACAACTTTATCATCACTCAAATTTAAACTCCCCAAAGTCTTTTTTATTCTTCATTCGACCTTTAGTTGCCTTATCAAATGCAGGAGTATCGTCATCGTCTTCTTCTTTACCAGTATCTACCAATCCAGACTGTGATTGATCTCCCAAATCAGATAATTTCATTTTTGCTCTATCAATCCCAACTAAAAATTTCTTATTTGTAGTAGGATCACTATACCGATTCTTTAATTGTTTAATTAACATTTGACCTGCTTCTTCCAATTTTTCATTGGATATAAGTGCAAACATAAAGTCTGCTGTTGCAGGGAGCCCAAAAGATTCACTAGTATCTTCCAATCCCACATCTGTATTCTGAAATCCTTGTCTGTTTGTTTGTGTTGCTGACATAATTGGAACACCAAATTCTACTGCTAATCCACGCAGTTCTTCTGCTATAGACTTAATATAACTATAAGAATTTACATATTGACCAGGTCTAATCCTGGATGATGCACAAATATTAATATAATCAATGAATATAATATCTGGTTTGAAATTCCTTTTAAGATTTAATTCATTCAACAATGCTCTAAAATGATTTGTACTTGCTGCTGCCGTTGGATATTCTTTTACAATTAATCTACCAGAAACTTTATTCTTCAAATCCTCTATTTTCTTATCATACATCGACTTTGGTAAACTCTTTAAATCATCCAATTTAATATTTAATAAATTTGCATCAATACGTTCTGCGATTCTTTCTTCTGCCATTTCCAATGTAATGTACAAAACACTATTTCCTTGAGATAATGCACTAGAGGCCACATGACACATAAACAAAGATTTTCCTACACCAGTACCAGCAAGAGCAACATTCAATGTTTTGGAAGATAATCCACCTTGAGTTACTTTGTTGAAAAATTCCAAATCGAAAGGAATTTTCTTTTCAATTCTGTGATAGAAATCATAACGATCATCAGAATCCAGAAGGTAATCATGCCCAACATGAGGATCAAAACTAACAGAAAGAGCATCGGTAAGCAACTCAGGAATAGCACCCTTATCGGACTTAGATTTTTCGGGTTCATCCAAGATTCCGATAGATTGAACGACTGCGTTGTAGATTGCTTTATCTTGACAGAATTTTTCTGTTGTTTCCAATAACCATTGAATATCCGACTGCTCATTTTTTTCTAATTCTAATTGATTGATGAGTCCAGTTACATTTTCAAATTCTTCATCCTTGAGTTCTGTATCATCTAATTCTATAACTAGAGCTTCTTTTGTTGGTAAATTATTATACTTATTGATAAAATTGTCAACTTGTTTATATAACAACTTATCTGTATTTTCCATAAAATATTCGTCTTTTAAAAACGGTAATACTTTTCTGGAATACTCTTCATTATGTATTAAATTTCTAAGTATTAAAGATTCAATCCTTTGTTGCATTCATCTTCCTATTCATTTGTGTTTGTAGTATTTCTAATACCCATATGCCTAATCTTCTTTCAAATTCTTCACCATCCTTATCTGATATTTCATAACCTAAATCATGAGGTGGAACTTCTATGTCATATTCATACGAACATCTTATAGTTTCTACTCCTAGATCTTGTTCTTCTAATTTAAATTTTGTATACTTGATTACCGCACCATCAAACGGAGATGCATCTTGAACAAGTATACATAAAGATTTATCTTCAGGATTATTTGGATTATCAATAATTTTATATTGTGCTTCATCGGTATCCCAAAAAGCATTTTCAACTTTGTTGCTCATCATTAACCTCACTTTCTACATCATGTTCACCATACATAAAAACTTTTTTTGCATGAACATTTAATTTATCAAGTATTTCTTTAGTGAAATATTTTTCAGGCTCACTCAAAATAGTTTTTCCGAAAACTTTGGCACCACCAGGCATTTCGTATCTTGTAGATACTTTAGTAAAGATACCGGCGTCTTCTGCTAGTTCAAGAAGCCCGTAATACCTGTTCAAACCCTGATCATATCTTAAAAGAACATCTACCATTTTGTTCTCTTTGGTTAATCTGGATTTGTAATTTTTACAATGTATTACATTTCCAACAACATCAGTACCTTCTTTTTCTTTTCTCTTGGAAAGGAAAATAATTGTAGATGCTGCATACTGTATTCCACTTCCGCCGCCCATTACATCAGTTGGAAACATTGTACCAACTTGTTTGTAAGTATGATTTGTAACCAATAATGGAATTTTTGCTTTACTCAACTTTAAAGTTAAAACACGAAAACAACCTTTAACGAGTTGTGCTCTTGTCATATCTTTAGTCTCTTTACCTTCTGAAATATCACCGACTTCTTTTGTTGTTGATAACATTCCAAGAGAATCTAGACACATCATTAATGGTCTTTCTTCAGTATGATTTTCTACTACTTTAACTGCCTGATGAGTAAATTCTTGAATTGTAGTAACAGGAAGAATTATCATCCGATTGGAATCAATTCCTCTACTTTCAATTATGTCTTTAGTGAGAGCAGATTCAGACTCAAAGTAAAGAACACCACCGCTAGGATTATCTGTAAGAAACTGTTTAACCATACCCAATGCAAAGAAAGTTTTACCAGTTGCAGTTTCTCCTGCCAATGCTGTAATCTTGTTAGAAGGAATTCCACCATAAATATCTCCTGATATTAATGCATTTAAAATATAACTTCCTGAATCTACATAACTTGAAACATCTCCTGCTTCAACTCCATCCGAAACCTTTGAACCAAATTCATTACCAGTTGCTTTTAACAAACCATCAAAATAATCACTCATGTATATTCCTTTTCATTAATTCTGCGTTTATTTGCGCTATTCTATAATTTATTTGTACTCTATCGGAATATTCAATATCCTCTTCCCTTGTAAATTTTAATTCCCGTTTTAAATTTACAAGGTCTTTATCGGTCCAACCTCCGAAGTCAATATCTCCTATACCATACATTATACAACTCCATCTGTTTTAATTAATACAAAATACCCCTGATTTTGCATACTCTGTGCAAATGACGAGGCTTCTTTTCTACTTTGACAAAATCTTTTTCGTATATCTTTAGGATCAGGATTAACCCATTTAGCATTTTCTCTCATCTGTGCATGATTATTTAATGTTTTATTTGGCGGCTTTTCCCAATACTCCACCCAAATATTCATAATTCCCCCTATGAAAAAAATGATTCCAAACTAGACTTTCTTTCTGTTTCCCACCCAATTACATCTAATACGCCTTTTAAAGGCTCAATAAAAGACTTTGAAAATTGAGTATCATAATCTATATATTTCTCCAATTCAAATTCATCAGGAAGAGTATTCAATATCGAAATGACTCTATCTCCTGCTGGATTTGGATCTTTCAAATATGCATACTTGATCTTTTCGCCTTCTTGAATTCTTGGATATTTCTTAGATAGTTTTTTGTTTGATAACATATGATTATAAATCAAAGATCCTTTTACATGAATCGGAGTTGACTTCCGATAAATCGTGGATGAATCTTTATACTTATTCAACCCCTTGACTGATCTTGGAAATGCTACATCTTCCATTCTTAAACTATAAAATTTCTCTTTGAAAGTTTCAATATAGTCAATAACCTCATCTTCAGTACCCGATACAATAATATTAAAAACCTCTTTTAGAGATTTTCTACATGGTTCTGGTGTAGAACTCTTGATAGCTTCAATACCCATAATCTTGAGTTTAGGTTCTTCAAATCGAACACCCTCAGAATCATGAACATTTAAAATATAATGTTTCTTTGCAGTCCAAATACCAACATCAGCAATTACTTCTCTCTTCATCACCATTTTTTGTTGATATGCATTTACATACTTTGCCAATTCTTCATAACATTTTGCAATTACATTTTCTATTCTTCCACAGGATTTGTCCAAGAAGTTAACGATCTTTTCTTTATCGGTAAGACCAACTCTAGAAACAAGATCATCAAGACGAACATATAAAGAGTCAGTATCGGAAGCAACAATATAATCAACATTTTCTGTATCTAGTGTTTTATTAAGATATTCATTTACTGTTTTCTCGGCCCATTGAATAGATAACTGTCCAGCAACAGAAACTGCTTCTGCGTTTCGTTCATCATAAAACCGAAACCATTGATTTCCCATTGCACCATATGCAGAATTAAGAGCAATCTTCAGATTGAATTGCATATTAAAATATTGAGCCAATTTATTAGAATCCGCGTTCTTCCCCTTTTTCTGTTCAGCCAACATCATCTTCTTGTACTTGACTCTATCAGTATACATCTTCTCCATCAGTTTTGGAAGAAATCCTTGAAAATCTCTACGATATACTGATCCATTTGGAGTAACCGTTATATCTTTTTCTTTCCAAAGAGAAGTATCATATTCTTTATTCAATAATCCCGCAACCCCTATCTCATCTTGCCACTTACCAAGAATAGTATCTGGTGAAATATTATATTGCATAATTAAATGAGGATACAAGCTATTCAAATCAAAACTCACAATCCATTCATGCCTTCCAGTTTGAGGAACTTTTACATAAGCACCTTCATAAGCATCTCCCTTTTGTTCTTTTTTCTTTTGTGGAATTACAACTTTCTCTCTCAAAAGATGATTAAAAATAATACAATCCCACATTCTTGTCTGAGCAAATACATCAGAAAAATTACACTTGGATAAGTATGCAAGTGACATGATCATATCCAATAGTTTCATCTTCTGTTCAAGCCGATCTACCAATAACACATCTTGAATATTGTATTCTATGAATTTCTGATAATCAGTTCTATATAATTCATGAAGAGTGGCCACCTCAGAATAATCTAATTTCTTTTCTCCCAATTCTACATAAGCAACATGATCCAATCTATATGATTCTTGATTTATATAAGTGAACTTTTTATATGCTTCTAAATAGTCAATTTCAGATACACCATAAATCTCGTATGCTTGTAGTTCCTTACCGCCCATACCAAAAATAGTTTGAGATTTTACAAATCCCCAAGGAGAAAGTTTCTTGACCCAGGCATCACTCAATATTTGACGAATACGATTACATAAATATGGAATATCAAAAATTTTAATATTCCAACCAGTAATTACATGAGGACAATTTTGTTGCCAAAATAACACAAATTGTTCTAATAATTCTTTTTCATTTTTACAATGATTATATTGAACTTCATCTCCATGAATAAAATCTCCACAACCCCAAACTTCAATATTATCATTCATTTTAATAGTAATTGCAGTAATTTCTTCAGAAGCAAGTTGTGGATCTGGAAATCCACTCTCAGATCCTACCTCAATATCAATATACATTTTACTGATATGTTCAAGGTTATAGCCTATATGTTCTTCTGGATATTCTTCTGATAAGAAAGAATAGGAAAAATTTGTATGGCCATAAATTTCCATATTTTGAACATTTTCATATTTTTTAAAAGATTCACGGGTTTCTTTAATAGATCCCCATGTTACAGGAGCAACAGGATTACCATTTAAAGTGCGCCATTCTGTTTTATTTTTGGTAGGAACGTATAATGTAGGAAGGAATTCATGTTTAGCATTAAAGGGGCGACCATTCTTTACACCCCTTTCAAATATGAAATCACCTAGACAAACAACATTTGTGTAGAACTTTTGATCTGGCATTTATTTATACCATTGTTTTCGGGTTGAATAATCGTAATTACTTTCTAACTCATCTAATCTATTATAACACAACTTTATATGTTTGTCAACCCATGACCTTCGCGAACGGAAGGCTCCTATTAGAAATAGGACTTGTAAATATATTTTAACCAATAATGCTATCGTAAAATTAATCCCGGCTTGTAAACAGTCTTTTTGTTTATTCTCATTGCCGTCAATATTTTTCCACGATTTGAACCATCTTTTTTGTGAGAACAATGGACCCATCCTGAGTTTGCTCCTTGCTTCGGGTTATAAAATTCCAAAATTAATTGATCAAACTCCAAATTTTTAGATATCCACTTTGCGACTTCTGCATTTGGAGTTCCCATTTGCTCAAAATCTGCCGCCTCTCCATGACAATGTTGTGATTTACTAGATCCGCCCACTTTAGAATTTAATGCGGGGGATCTATATCCTGAATTAACTGTTATAACACCAAATTGTTCTCGTACAGGTTGTAAAATCTTATGTGTTAATACAGTAAGATTTACTAGATGTTCCATTGAAGGATCATTTGAAATACCATATCTATCCGCAGTTGGACTCTTAATAAGTTCATTTAACCAAAAATTCTTTGATAATCTCATTATACTACCTCCAACTTTTGTGTATTAGGATCAAATCTAACTGTAACGGTCATCTCTATCGGTAGTAATTTCCCATCTTTCATTTTTACAGGAAGTTTACCCTCTACTGCTCCTACCAAAGCATCTTTTGCATTGTCATATACGTGTGTAGGATCATCCTTAATAATTTTATCCAATTGTTTCTTCGCTTTTTCAGGAAGAATATCATCTATCATTTTTGCAACATGGTCTTCGGCTAAGTCTTGGGCTTTGTCAACTACAAGACCGGCAACCACATTGAACAACATACCAGCCAATGGTAACATAATTTTTCTCCAATATTATTATTCACATCTGCGAGGATTTTCTTCTGATCTCACAATTGCAATATTCGTTATTACACAATTTAGTCTCCGAATGGAAGATTTCTTAAATATTCTTCACGTTCTTCATCTATATTATATATCTCTTCTTCTTTTTTTGTATTAGCTATTACTACTGCTTTTGGAGTATGGCCTGCTTCCATGAGCATTTCCAAAAACAACATACTATCTGGACTTTTTTTTGATTTATTTTTCATGGTAAATTTGATTTTTTATGATGAAAATAACTTTCACAATTATAAGATTTATCACAAATATACATATCAAAATGAGGTTTATTCCCCATTTCTACATCATGATATTTACAGCCCCACTCGTTTAATTGATTTTTGGTTAGTTCTGTATAGTCTATTCCTGATTTACACCCTCTCGCCGTCCAATATACAATTCTATGTCCTTCATCATACAATTCATTTATATATCTAATCCTATCTCCCAATGGTGCTGCTTTTGTATAGTCTATTACTTGATCTTCAAAAGTTGATAATTCTGGATTATGGCAAATTGTACCATCTACATCTACATAAATTATTTTTTTCTTTTGTATTTTCGCAATTACCATATCATCTTTCTTTACATGAGATTTAATCATTTTTTATTGACATTAGTATTTTCATCTTGAAATTGCTGTAAAATTTCAAATAATTTTTGAAATTGTTCAGGAGTTAATCTTCTCAATAGAGCAATTGAAGCCCCATCAAATCCCATTTTGTATAATTCATTATGCCCTATCTCTTTACATTGCATCTGGTCCAAACATGAATACTTCACCACTATTATTTTCTTTATGCTTTATTTTATTTGTAGGATGAGGTAAATGAATACCTTTTTGACCTGGATTGAGCCATTTATCATAACATTTTGAACAAAGAGTCCATATGTTAACCACGTTAATAGTTCCTATATTTTTACAATTAATTTCAGAGCATTCCATAACTGTTCCATATAATAATTATATAAATTATTTTTTTCATATTTCCCTAAAAACAAAAAAGCCCACTAGTTTCAAAAACTAGTGGGCGCATCATCATATTAAAATGAATGTTAGTTGATTTTTTTCACTTCAGGTCTTCCAATTGGAATATTACGAGCCTTCTTCTCTTCTGGAATAACCTTTTCTAATTCTATGGTTAACATTCCATTGATTAATTCACAACCTTTCACTAGAACATCATCACTCAAAGTAAAAGATCGTTCAAATTGTCTTCGTGCAATGCCACGATGAACATAAGTCACTTCTTCCACACCCGTTGAAGGGGTTTTTGACTTAATAGAAAGAACTCCATCCTTCAATTCAACTTCCAAATCATCTTCCGAAAGACCGGCAACTGCCATTTCGATATAATACTTAGTATCTCCATCTTTTCGGATATTGTATGGTGGAAAGTTAGTGGAATTGTTTGCAACATTTACTTGAAAATCACCAAGTAATCTGTCAAACATTTGATCAAACCCTACAGAAAATCCAAGGGCTTTTTCTATATCCCCAAAATTCATGGGAACATGCGATGCGCGAAATTGTACCATAAATCCTCCTTATAAAGCGAGGTTAATAAAATAAACGACCCTCTTTCGCTAGACGAATCGTTATGTTAATGAGGTTTCCACTATGGACAACCTCAAAAATTATTTATACTAAAATTAAAAAAAGGGTGAGGTGGATAGTAGGACTCGGCGTACCTACAACATTGGGGAACGAACTTCCGTTAGCTGTACCCTCCGAACCAGAACCTCCGCTGGCATGCGGAATGTGACCCCCTTCTGTTACCAGAAGGGTAGCCTCAGCACCATCTGTGAACTGTCTGACTACCTCGGCTCTCGACAAGGTTATTATCAGTATATCCAGAGTCCGTCAACTCTTTGTTCACCCTTTTTTTATTTCATATTATATATATCACTTATAATTATATTATATCATATAATTTGAATTTGTCAAGTACTTTACTTTTTGGAATAAATTCCCCAAAGTACCCATACTGCAACTAAACCGACAAGTCCTTCGGCCCCAAGTTGTTTAACTAATCCAACTACTGAACCAATAACATCAATTCCTAAAAATGGAACTGCAGCCCCGAAAATAATTTGTAAAACTACTCCAAGTGCGATTAATGCAAGACCCGCTTCTGTAAGACTACGAATCCAGCTTATTGCCTTATCTAACATAGAATATCTCCTATTAAAAATTAAAATACATTTTTATGTACCTGTTGAACCAAATCCACCATCTCTATTTGTCTTTTGAGTAGGTGGTTCATCAATCTCATCTAATGTATATTTTTCACATTTGACGAGTTCGCCTTGACATATTCTGTCTCCATCATAAATCCGTGCTGGTACATTACTAATATTTGTAATCATTGCAAAGATAGGATCAATATAATCTGAATCTATGATCCCTTCACAATTCGCTAGATAAACTCCCTGTTTAAACGCCAAGCCAGACCGTGAATGAAGTCGAACCGAATAACCTTTTGGAATATCTGCGATAAGCCCTAAAGGAATCAGTATTCGCTCCATATTGTTTAATTGTATATAGTTTCTTTTACTATTTATATCAAATGATAAGCCCCTTGGTAACTGTTTATTCGTTACGGGGTTATAATACTGTACTTTTACATCTGCTGGTAAATCCGCATAAAAATCAAAACAAGCAGAATTTTCAGTAGAAAATACTGGTAATCTAGCTGTTTCGGTTAATTTATAGAATTTCAACGATATAGTTTTAGATTTTGCTGTCATATTCTACTCACTCTATTTCATTATTCTTTTTGCTTCCAATATTATATTTAGCAGTTAAGCTCCATTCATCTTTTTCTTTATAAGATAATATCTTTAATTGATTTAATGGAACTGTTAATTCAGCAGAACGACTAGGTTTTATCAATTTGATAAGTTCCCATTCTGCTAATAAGTTTGCAATAGTATTTCTTCTCGCTTGATCATTCTCTGAAAAATTTGTTGGTTTACCATCAAGTGCAAATAATTCTTTAAAATGGACAATAAAATATCGCCCTTGTTTATGTAATATATGACATGATTGAAACAAAGTCTTATCTTTTCTTGAAGCAACTCCAATTCTTGTTAATGTCTCTCGTATTTTTAGAAAATCATCAGGTTCATTTAGTGAACATTCAATCATTTCCTCTATATTTATAGTCATTTTTCTCCACTCCACCTTTGCTAAGTTTGCTTTTAATCTCTTCAATATCCTCAACTGTGAGAATTTCAAGAGCATCCTTTGCTTTTTCATTACCGAAACCAAAATATGTTTTGACTAGTTCTAGATTGTCAATCTTCTCTGGTTTCAACCATTTAGACCACCGTTTTCTTGGTCTAATGTTATTTAGTAAATAGTCGAATTGGAGTTTATTATCAAGAAAATGTAACCTATTCATTTCATTGACTTGTATAATAGTATCTTGAAAAAACGATAATCCCCTATTAGTCAAAAAAGGAATATAATCTCCCTCTACTAAAGGATTATCTTTCATGATATCCTTACCTTCATTTATAGCTTTTATAATTTCAAATGGTCCCATAATTATATTATACCTTACGTTTTTAATTTGTCAATTTATTTTATCATCAATTTTATCTACTGATGGTGCCTGGGGCCGGACTCGAACCGGCATGAGGATTACCTCGAAGGATTTTAAGTCCTTTGCGTCTACCAGTTTCGCCACCCAGGCCAAGAGATGTTTTACACACCAATTAAATTACTCCGCCCAAGCTTCTGAACGAAACCAACTTTCTGCTTCATTTAAACTACGACAAACTTGATTTTGTAAATGTCTACCCGCTTGCCAATTAATTAATATAAAATTCTTTCCAAATACTCTAACTTCACCATCCATTCTTGCAGAAATTCCAAAAGTAAAACCCTCATAGGATTTTCCCTTTTTAGATTTTCCATTAGTATCTATGCCCGCTGCAGGAGAAGTCATCTTTCCGTTTTCGTGTGCTATGTTACGAAGAGATTCAATTATTTTTTGAGAAATTTCTTTATTTGACATTTTGCTCATCTTGATTTTTATTTTAATTGAAGTGGTCACAATATTTGACCACCTTAAGATCTGACATATTACCTTAAACCACTCCAATTCCACATTTCATCATCAAACATATCTTGTTGATTTCTAATATACATTCTTTCTATTGCTTCATCTACCTTACGTTCATCTTTTACGTGTTCAGGTTCTTCTTCAACAACTTTAAAAGTTATTTCTTTACCATCTGATTCTACAACTTCAAGTTCTAATTTAGTCTTTTTCTTTTTCATTTTGATTCCTTATCAATAGTTTTCAATCGTTGTCTATAATTTTCAAGTTTAGATTCATAGTGGTATATATATGATTGTTTAGCATCCGCAAAACCTGCTTCTGAGGCTTCTCGCATCTCTTCCGCTATTTTAAATATAGCATCTACCATCCATTGTTCCTCTTCTTGAGGTTTTATTCCACATTTATGAAAAATATTCCATAAAATCACTTCATTGTGTCGATGACTGTCATATACATTACTCATACTAATGTTCCTTCTGGAATTGAGATTCGTGACACATCGTATCCATCCTCTTCTAACATACTCAAAAAACCATACATATTTTCTGTATCAGGAAAACCACATTCCATAGTTTCTCCTGTTTCTTCACCATCTAGAGGTATAGAAATTACATACTTAACATCCATAATTATCCTTCTTCAAAGGTTTCAATGTGATTACTATCGTTGGCCTCAATCATTGACCAATTCATGTGCTCATCTTCAGGTAAGTCAATCCATCTCCAAGAATCTCCGTGTTTATGTGTTACACAAAATTTACTTTCCTTTGTATGAATCACTTCAGTAACATCACCGTGTTCTTTAATGCGATTCTTACCATGTCTGGTCTTTCCAGAAAGTCTAATTAAATCACCAATATTTACAGTCATAAAACCAACTCACCTCTATCTAGTGCATCAATAGCACGTGCTCGAAACTTTGCTCGTTCTACAATTGACATTCCTTTTTCTTTCGCAATCTCATCGACACGGACATTCAATTTCATTTTCTTCTCTGCGATAAGTGCCTTTGCAATATCACTTGCGATTTGTGCTGAATTCATAATTCTCCTAATCTATAATTGTAAAAGATTGAAAGTTATCAGTAACAGGTGCAACTGTAAATAACTTACTTGTCTTCCCAGGCAATGGGCGAAAGAAAGTTAATTCTACACTATTACCAAAAGCCAAACGAACATCTTTAATCTTACGCCTGACATTAAACTTACTTCGGGGATTGTGAACAAAAGTTCGGCCCTTAGAAGTCATAAGGGTATTCATTACATTCTTAATGAGTTTTGTTTCTACACCTTTATTCATAATGTAAATCCTTCTTTGATGATATTAAGTTTTTCATGGAGAGTCAATGGTTCTCCACTATCTAAACAATCAAGTGCTTCTGGATTTTCCAGAAGACGAATCTTATTGACTAATTCCCACTTTGTCCTTCGGGCACCATCAAGATCATGTTCCATAACGGCAATTCTAGATGCAACCTCTGTCAAATCTTCCTTTGCCATTTCCAACATCATATCTCTTTTACCACGTTCAAAATCATCCATATTATACCTCAAAATTCATTGCGTGATCTGCAAGTTCTTCACGGGCTGCTTCTTCAGCCTCAATTTCATCAATCATGGCGATGATTTCCTCATCACTCATATCCTCACTAATCCAACCAATAAGTTCAATTTCCATTATTTTCCTAATTCAAAATGGTTCATAACTAAATCTTCATCAGTCCAACGATCACTTTTATCGGCGATCTTAAATGCAAGTTCCCTTGCCCATTCAAGACCCTCATCAAGAGTCTTAAAGGTTTCACGATGTATGAAAGAACCAAGTCCTTTCTCTTTTGTCTTAACTTCTGATACCCACATATTCAATCTCCGAAAAGGTTTTCTCTCACTCAACAATTATAGTATATCAAATCTGAACAGGAATGTCAAGTGTTTATTCAAATTATTCCTATATCATAATGGACCATCTCTACAGCTGCAGGATATCCATTCATAAGATTTTCAGAAGAAATATCTCTGAGTTCATCAAAAATATAACCTTCTTCTTCTGTAGTGGAGATCACCTCACCAGTAAAATTTTTATCCACATCAAACACAAAATATTCTTCCATATTAACCAAGAATTTTATAGGTTTTACCATTAAGTACCACTTCACCGACTACCTTGTGAGAGGTCCGTTTAAATTCAATACCGGCGTCAATCGCCGATTCAACCGAATACATATCGGATGACCTTCGGGTTTTTGTTTCTTTTACCTTCATATACTCTTTTTTCGGTTTCTCCATTTCCATTTTTGGGAAAGAGTTATCATTAACAATACAACTGTATTATATCACAGGTGGGGCGAGAAGTCAAGTGTTTATTAGGGAATATATTCTGATCTCAAACCATAATCAGCCCAGTAATGCTTCTTCTCTCTTGGATAGACATTATGTTTTTTGATTTTCCATTTCTCAATCACAGGCTCACCTTCATCATCCTCATCCAGAAGAATATAAACTACAGTTTTCAAAACTTTTGCCATGCGAAATCCCCTGTCCATTTTCCAAGGGGTAGACACCCAGACCCGATGAACATATTCATCCTTCAGGCCATAATCTGCATATGTTCCCCAATCTGCGTTTTTGGCTTCAGAATACTCAAAAAGTTTACCAGTTTCTTTGGATTCGAATGATCCTATAATTGAACCATCCCCCACATTAAAATAAGTACTAGAATCAGCAAATGCCATATTGTTTCTCCGAAAAGAGGTTTCTCTTAACTGTTCACTTATAGTATATCAAATCCAAACAAGAATGTCAAGTGTTTATTTTCGGTTATTCAGACACCAGAATAATTATTTACTGGATTTGAATTTCATCATAAAATTTGCTCCCAAATTGCAAGTCTTTCAATTTCAGACCCTCTTACGTAACACTCCGGCCACCGATAACCATAATCCCTTCCCTCTTTGAGTTCTATGAGGTCTAATATCTCATCGTATTGACGGGAGAAGGATTTCTCATGTTCATCAGAGATGGCATACTCTATTTCATATTTCATAAAATCAAGTTCTTCACGGAGTTCTGGAACACTAAGTTTTCCGTAGTAGTCGCTGAATAATTTCATATCGTTCCTTTCGATAAGATTGAGAAAAGTAGTTTTTTGAGTTTCGATTATTAATGTTAAATACTTTCAGTAAATGAAAGTTTCTCTCACTCTGGGCAGTCGTGCTACTCCCACACCCCCCGCTGACGGAGGGGCTCCGATCTTCAAAATTCTTTCTCTCTCAACTCACATTTATATAATACCAATTTTTCTATCGGATGTCAAGTTTTTTTCTAAAAACTAGAAGTTCTTCGTGTATCC